CAAGGAAGCAAACAGTGAATAAGACAGCATTTGACTTGGTGCCCTTCTTACAGGGCATCGAAGCTATAAAGGCGTCTAGCCTCAGTAGTTCTGACAAAGACAAGGTACTTGCAGAGATGGCAGCGGCACTACCAGCCCCTGTGTTCTGTAAGTCCTGCCCAACGACCCTCAAGATCATTGGAACATTAGTAGGAGTAGCAGATGCCAGTGCCCAAAGTACCAAGAAAAAAGGCACCGAAGAAAGAGTTGACCCACCCAAACAGGGCGACGCCAAAAGCAAACAACTACTTCACAAACCTAATGAAAACCGAAGAGGGAAGGGCGCTAAGAAAGCAGTGGTCAACAAAAAAGCGTAAGAACGGGGGCAGACCACAGGGAACACCTGATGGCTACACCCTCGAAATGATTACGCCGATCAGGAAACAGGCAAAAGCAGATGCTGAAAGGATCGTAGCAATCATGGCCAAAGAGAATGAGATAGATGATGTGTATGCCATTGAGGCACTCAAGGCAGCAGTCGAAATCATGCGTGAACCGGGGCAAAACCGGGACCGCCTAACAGCAGCACGAATGGTCTTGGACTTCACCAAGACTAAGCCTGCCGCAAAGAGCGAAGTCACTATCGGTAAAGCCGAGGCATTTCTGGAGTCGCTCTTAGTAGTCACTCCAGAGGATGAGCAAGCCGAAGATGGACAAGAGACTTAAAGTAGTACGCCGCAAACTATACGATGACTTTGACTTTTATAGTAAGTCAGCCCTAAAGATCAGAACCAAGGACGGTGACATCGCGTCACTCAACTTGAAGCCAGCCCAGCGCATTCTCCAGAAGGCCGTAGAGGACCAGATGGAGACTGAGGGCAAGGTTCGCATCATTATCTTGAAGGCCCGACAGCAGGGTCTATCGACCTACGTTGGCGGCTATCTGTACTTTAACGTGTCCCAACGTAAAGCCTGCAAGGCTATGGTTGTCACACACCACTCCGACAGTACCCGTGCCCTCTTCGACATGACCAAGAGATACCACGAGAACTGCCCTGAGTTACTCAAGCCTCACACTAAGTATAGTTCTCGCCGGGAACTTACGTTTGATGTCTTAGACAGTTCGTTTGTGGTTGCCACAGCTGGTGGTGAGAGCATTGGTCGAGGTGAAACTCTTACCCATGTTCATGCCTCAGAACTTGCCTTCTGGCAGAAGTCTACCGCTCTGGAGAACTGGAACGGTATGACACAGGCTGTACCCAACAAGAAGGGCACTGCCATCTTTGTCGAAAGCACTGCCAATGGTGTCAGTGGTATCTTCTATGACCTCTGGAAAGGTGCCGTAGAGGGAACCAATGGCTATGTGCCAGTGTTTATCCCTTGGTATATTGATCCTGAGTATCGGGAGCCTGTACCTGAGAACTTCGAGCGGTCCCCAGAGGAGGAAGAGCTGTGTGAGAAGTATGACCTAGACGATGAGCAACTTATGTTCAGACGCCGCAAGGTTGCACAGAACGGCATCGACCTCTTTCGACAAGAGTACCCCGCAGAGCCAGAAGAAGCCTTCCTGACAACTGGACGCCCTGTGTTTAACCCAGAGGGCCTACAGGAAAGTCTAGCAGAAGCCGCAGAGCCTAAGCAGAGGCTTGCGCTGGAAGGCGATGACTGGCTTGAGAATGTCAGAGGAGAACTGACGCTATACCGTACGCTTGACCCCGGCGAACAGTACACAATCGGTGCTGATGTCGCCATGGGTGTCAGAGGCGGTGACTTCTCAGTTGCTCAAGTATTAGACAGCAAGAAACGACAGGTTGCGACCTATCGTGCCCAAGTTCATCCAGATTACTTTGCTGAGGTACTCTACAAGTTAGGTGAGTTCTTTAACTTTGCCTACATCATCGTAGAGAACAACAGTCACGGTATCTTAACGTGTACTCGTCTTGGTAAAGACATGGCTTACCCCAACTTCTACACAGAAGTGCAGGTAGACAAGCTAACAGACAAAGAGACCATTAAGTTGGGCTTTACTACCACTGCCAAGACAAAACCCCTGATTATTGATGAACTCAGGGCCTCAGTTCGAGAGGGAACAATCGAACTCAACGATAAGGTCACTATCCGAGAGATGCTTACTTACATCGTCACCCAAAGCGGGGGCATGGAAGCTGAAGCCGGGTGTTTCGATGACTGCGTAATGTCTTTGGCCCTAGCAAACCACATACATGAGGGTGCTTGGGAGCCAATAGAGGCAGTCGATGATTATTACATTGAGATGGTTTAGACATGAAATCAAAAGAAGAATACCAAGCCATTGATGACGAAAAGATCGTATCAATCGTAGACACCAACCTTCGCCGTTCCATAGGCTACTACGACAGCGAGTTATCAAAAGAGCGCCGCAAGGTGATGGACTACTACAGCGCCTCACTCCCACGCCCAGCGCACGATGGTAACAGCAAGTATGTCAGCCAAGATGTGTATGATGCAGTAGAGAGCATGAAGGCTGCACTTCTGGAGACCTTCAGTACAGGCAACAAGACCCTACGCTTCACACCGCAGGGCGCCGAAGATGTACCAATGGCAGAAGTCTGCACAGAGTACACAGACTATGTGCTGCACCGTCAGAACAACCTCTTCGAGACAATGCAGACAGTCATACATGATGGTCTCATAGCTCGTGCTGGTATCTGTAAGGTCTACTGGTCCAAGCAGTCTGAGAGCCACATCGAAGCAGTAGAAGACTTGACTGAGGATGAGCTGGACGCACTACTTGCCCAAGACAACGTAGAGATCGAAGAGATCGTCGAGGATGAGTATGGTATCTCCAGCGGTGAGCTGCGTGTGTATCGTGATACATCCCAAGTCAAAGTAGAGGCTATCGCTCCCGAAGAGTTCCTCATTGAACCACAAGCCAAGTCTCTTGATACTGTCAGCTTCTGTGCGCACCGTACCAAGAAGTCTATCTCTGACCTCATTGAGATGGGCTATGATGAAGACGTAGTAGCTAAAATCTCTGACAACGAAGACACAGACTTCGACAATGACCCAGAGATACTATCTCGCTTTGATGACATTGGTGCAGACCGTGGCTTCAACGACAAAGGCTACCAGCGCCAGACACGACAGGTAACTGTAGTCGAGGCTTACATTGAGCTGGATGTAGAGGGCACAGGTACAGCCGATCTGTACCGTGTAGTCAAAGCATCAAACATTCTACTAGAGAAAGAGATGGTCAGCCGCCGCCCATTCGTGGCTTTTGTACCTCTGCCGATCCCACATGCTTTCCATGGCAACAACTTTGCTGACAAGCTCGTGGGTATCCAGAACGCTCGTACAGTTCTGACACGCTCCATCCTCGACCACGCTATGGTCACAAACAACCCACGCTACACTGTAGTCAAAGGTGGGCTGACGAACCCTCGTGAGCTTATCGACAACCGTGTTGGTGGTATCGTCAACGTCACAAGACCTGATGCTATCTCTCCGATGCAGCAGGCCTCTCTGAACCCGTTTGTCTTCCAGACGATCCAGATGCTCGACGAAGACAAAGTGGATACTTCTGGTGTGTCTCGTCTATCGCAGGGTCTCAACAAGGATGCCATAAGCAAGCAGAACTCAGCTGCTATGGTTGAACAGTTGGCCACTATGAGCCAGCAGCGCCAGAAGATCATTGCTCGTAACTTCGCCAACAACTTCTTGAAGCCCTTGTTTACTCTTGTCTACCAGTTAGTCGTAGAGAACGAGAGCGAAGAGAAGATTGTAGAGTTGGCTGGTCGTTATGTGCAGATCAACCCTGCCCAGTGGACTGACAAGCGAGATGTGCAAGTCGAGTTCCACCTTGGCTATGGCGACCAAGAGACCATGGTACAGAAGTACCTGGCTTTCCACACCCTCTTCTCACAAGACCCAACACTGGGTCAGATGTATGGCCCTGACAAGAAGTTCAAGATGTTGGCTGCTGTACTTGAGAAGTCTGGTATCAAGAATGTTGCTGACTTCCTAACAGACCCAGCACAGATACCTCCACCGCAGCCTGATCCAGCACAGCAGATGCAAATGCAGATGGCTCAGAAGCAGCTAGAAATTCAGGAACGTCAGACAGTCGTGTCAGAGATGAAGGCACAGTTTGACGCTGAAATTGCGAAGATGAAGCTACAGATGCAGCAGATGCAGGCACAAGCAGACTTCGCACTCAAATCGGACAAGATGGATCTCCAAGAGAGCCAGCAAGAGCACAAAGAATACGTCAACCTCGAAGAACTTGAGATTGCGCGTCGTGCTGAAGATGTCCGAGCAATCGCAAGCCCTAACGGGTAAACCAATAGGATAACCTATGCCTACACAAGAAGAGCAACTTGTGGTGGCTGGAGATGAAGCGGAGGCGCTACTTGGTGCCTCTGCATTCACCTCTGTCATCAACGAACTTGTCGAACAGACCTTCCAAACCTTTGTCAACACACCGCCAGAGGACCGGGAGAAACGTGAGCAAGCCTATAGCCACTATCGCGCATTAGTCGACGTGGTGAACACACTTAAACAACGAGTGGAAGTGCGTAACAGCATCCACGAAGCAGCAAATGGCGACAACAGCCAAGAGGATCAGTAGCACCATGGATAACGTGCAAGATACTAACTCTGAGCCCCGTGCATTAGATATTGATGACGCGGCAGAAGCAATCTTAGGTCGATGGGAGGACGGTGAAAGCCTATCCGAAGTCGAAGACAAGGATGCAACATCCGAAGACCTCGAAGAGACAGAGGTTGAAGAGGATGAACTCGAAGACGAAGATGACGATACAGACATCGAAGAAGACCTTGAAGACCCTGAAGAGGACGAAGCTGAAGACACAGATGAAGACGAAGATGAGGCCGAAGAAGATGACGATGATGAGGACGATGAGCCTCTGACAGCTTCTGACGATCAGATCGTGGACATCTCAGTCAACGGTGAGACTAAGCAGGTATCTGTAAAGGACTTGAAGCGACTGTACGGACAAGAGGCGTCTTTAACCAAAAAGTCTCAAGACTTAGCAGCCCAGCGCAAGGCAACAGACGAAAGTCTAGCCAAGACGCATCTGTCTTATCAGAAGTTAATGGAACGGGCAGAGGAACGGTACAAGCCATACGCTGACATAGATATGTTGGTGGCCTCACGGCAGATGGACCCCGAGACCTTTGCACAGTTCAGACAGGACGCAAAGCAAGCAGAAGATGACCTAAAGTTCCTCAAAGAGGAGAGTGGGCAACTTCTGACAGGTATGCAGCAGCAGAACCAAGAAGCAGTCAAAGTAGCAGCTCAAGAGTGCATCAAAGTGCTTGAAGAAAATCTACCAGACTGGGGTGATGAACTGTACGGAGAAATCCGCACCTATGCTGTGCAGTCAGGTCTGCCTCAAGAACAGGTTGATCAGTACACTGACCCACAAGTCATAATGCTTATCAACAAAGCTCGACTCTATGACCAATCAAAACAGTCAGCTGAAAGCAAGAAAGCTAAAGCCACACTGAAGAAGTCAAAGAGCGGAAAGACCAAGGTCTTGAGTTCCAAGAAGTCCCCACCCTCTAGCAAAGCTATACAGGCCAAGCGCAAGCAAAAGGCCATAGCAGAGCTGAGTAGTGCAAAGGACTTAGACGATATTGCAGAAGCTCTAATGAGCCGCTGGGAGAACTAGGTTTTAACCTTGTCAAATCCCAAATAATCTAAGGACTATAATACGATGGCTACTTATACCACATACGATCAGGTCGGTAAGAAGGAAGACGTTTCCGACATCATCACTTCCATTTCACCTTTTGCTACGCCCTGCCAAAGCATGTTCAAGAACGAGAAAGTATCCGCACGGACCTTCTCATTCCTCGAAGACGCATTGGCTGACAGTCAGGCAAACGCCGCAATCGAGGGTGCAGACGCTTCAATGCTGACACTCACAGATGCAACAGAGCGTACCCAGAACACCCAAATCTTGACCAAGGCATTCCAAGTATCTGCAACAGCAGACGCAGTTGCCACTTACGGACGGGCCAAGGAAACTGGACTGCAATTGGCTAAAAAGCTCAAAGAAATCAAGAAAGACTATGAACGTGCCATGGTCGGTGTTGAGCAAAACGCAGTAGCTGGTTCAGCCTCTGTAGCTCGTCAGATGACTTCTATCTTGAACCAGATCACTACAACTGTAGATGCTGGTGCAAACGCAACTGATGCTTTGACTGAAGCCAAGTTGCTGGAAGCTGGTGAAACAGCCTACAACAATGGCAGCGAGCCAGACACTTTCATGATCAAGCCGGGTGACGCACAGATCGTTGCTGGCTTCTCAGCAGCATCTGGCCGTAACCGTGAGATTGCTCAAGTCAAGACATTGGTCAATGCTATCGACCTCTATGTGTCTCCATATGGCGAATACCGTGTTGTGCTCAACCGTGAGCTGAAGACAACACACGCTCTCTTGATCGACCCTACCATGTTCAAGACATGCACATTGCGTCCATTTACACGCACACTCCTTGCCAAGAACGGTGACTCAGATCGTCACCACATCGTGGGAGAGGTCTCCTGTAAACACACTAACTTTGGCGACTCCGTAGCAATTATCGGTTTGTCATAACGATACTATAGACCACTAGGTCTCTAGTTGGCCCACTCTCTAAGCACATAGGTTTTGCTCTCCTTACTGTGTGTTTATTGGGTGGGCCTTTTGTATTCTCAAGGAGGCGAAGGACGCTCTCTTGACCGATACATCCAACGAACAG